ACGGACTTCTTAGTCCAATGCGTAAAGTTCAAATTACAGCTACCTACAGCGGTACGACTTATCCAATTTTTTCAGGATACATAACTGGATATAACACAATAACTCCTAAATATGTAGGAGATGTGGTCTACACCACAATTACTGCTATTGATGGAATGCGTCTTCTTTCAAATGCTTTAGTTACAACCATAACAGGTGCAGTTGCCGGCGAAGATGCTGGTACAAGAATTGGAAGAATCTTAGATCAGGTAGGTTGGCCAACATCTCTTAGATCTATTCAGACTGGCAATACTACAATGCAAGCAGATCCGGGAACTCAAAGAAGTGCTTTAGCAGCTATTCAAACTGTGCAAATTTCTGAATATGGTGCTTTTTATATTGACCCTAATGGTATTGCTACTTTTAAGAATAGAAGTTATTGCACCAGTTCACCTAATAACACACCAACTGTATTTAATGACAATGGCTCAAACATTTCATATTACAATGCTATGTGGCTTCTTAATGATGCTCAGGTAGTTAATCAGGCTGCTATTACAGCTACAGGATTGGCTACTCAAACGGCTATAAGTTCATCATCCATAGCCAAGTATTTTGTTCATTCTTATACTCAAAATGATCTTTTAATGCAAGACACCACCACAGCTCTTAATTACGCTTTGGCCTACGTGGCTTCTAGAGCTGAGACTACTATTCGTTGCGATGCTATGACTTTGGATCTTTATTACCCTAATTATAATTCAGGCATTATTGCAGCCTTGGATCTTGATTATTTTGACCCAATAAGCATCACTACTACCCAGCCTGCTGCGACAGGCACATCAAGCATTACAAAGAATTTGCAGGTATTTGGCGTTCAACACTCAATATCTGTGAACTCATGGAAGACGACTTTTACCACCCTAGAGCCTATAATAGATGGATTCATAATCGAATCTAGCTTGTATGGGGTACTAGGTACCAATACACTAAGCTACTAAGGAGTAAAAATGGCAACAGGATTTCCAGCAGCAACCGGTGATGTGCTTACATCTGGCATGTTTAACGGTCTTGTGGCATTTACTACAAATGCTCAAACAGGTACAACTTATACAGCTGTATCAACAGATCAGTATCAAGTATTGGTAACGATGTCTAACGCATCAGCCAATGCTTTTAAGATTCCTACAAATGCTTCTGTTGCATTTGCAGTAGGCACAGTAATTACAGTATTAAATATAGGTGCAGGTACTTGCACAATATCTGCTACAACAAGCGGTACAACAACTGTGCTGTCGGCTGGCGCAGTAGCTGCATCACCAACCCTTGCTCAATATAAATCAGCTATATGTATTAAAACAGGTACAGATGCTTGGTATGTGGTAGGCGGAATTGCTTAATACAGTATTTGGCAGTTTAAGCGTTGGGGTAACTCCAAGCACTAATAGTTACGAATCTATTGCAACAGTAACAGTAGGTTCGGCTACGCCTTATGTAGATTTTACTTCAATTGTTAGCACCTATAAACATTTACAGTTGAGAATGATGGGTTTTACTACTAACAATTTTGGAGCGCAATTCAATTCAGATACTTCTGCTGTTTATAGTTATCACAGATTAATTGGCGATGGTTCAAATGCCAGTGCATCAGGTGCTTCTTCTACTGGAAGAACGCTTGCCACATTTGGAGCAGGTAATACAACTACCTCATATCCAACAGTGGCAATTGTGGATATTCTTGACTATACATCAACTAATAAAACAAAGACTTTGCGCACTTTGGCTGGACACGACAACAATGGTTCGGGTGAAGTAATGCTTTATTCAAATCTTTGGACTGTTACTCCTGCGGCTATTTATTCAATTAGAATTTTGATTGAAAATGGCTCAAATATTGGAGCAGGTTCACACTTCGCCCTATACGGAATAAAGGGGTAATCACAATGGCCGCAGGTTCAACATATACACCGATATCAACAACTACTTTGGGTAGTGCGCAATCTAGTGTTACCTTTAGTTCATTTAGTGGTTATACCGATTTAGTGATTGTTTGTGCAAACTTAAAAAATGCAGTTCAACAAACACCATTTATGCAATTTAATTCTGATACAGGAACAAATTATTCCTCAACTTGGATCTTAGGTAATGGTAGTTCGGCATCATCATCAAGATTGTCTAACTCATCATCAGGTATTTTAATTGGAGATTACAATATTGGTATGAGTTCAACCGTTCCATCTACTGCAATAATTCAAATTCAAAATTATTCTAATACAACCACCTATAAGAGCACTTTAGGTAGATACAATTTAACCACAACCGAAGTGTATGCAATAGCAGGTTTGTGGCGTTCAACTTCTGCAATTACAAGTATTGCATTAAATGCTGGTGGTAGCAGTAATTGGTCAAGCGGTGCAACCTTCACACTCTACGGAATATTGGCGGCATAATGGCAAATACATATACTTTAATTGCAAGTTCAACAGTAGGAGCAGGTGGTGCATCTAGCATTACCTTTTCAGGAATCCCACAGACTGGGTACACTGATTTGGTTGTAAAGGTAAGTGGCCGTGCTTCTGGCTCAGGTTACGACTTTCACTTAAACGCTTATCTTAATAACAGCACTACTGCTTATACAGAACGAGCAGTTTATGGTTCAGGTTCAAGTGCATTTTCTTATTCTGCATCTATTGCTGGATATTCTGCATCGCTTATGGGTGCCTCTGGTACTGCTAATACATTTGGTAACGCAGAAATCTACATTCCAAATTACACATCTTCTAATTACAAATCTTATTCAGTAGACAATGTAACTGAATTAAATTCTGCAACAAATAATCGTGCTGATTTATTAGCAGGTCTTTGGTCTAACACTGCTGCAATTACTTCAATTGTTGTTACAACAGATGATGGTACTGCCTTCGTCCAATACTCAACCGCTTACCTATACGGAATATCTAACTCATAAGGAGAAACAATGCCAACTAAACTAATAATCAACTGCGAAACCGGAGAACAAACAGAGGTGGAATTAACTGCCGAAGAGGTTGCTCAAAGAGAAAAAGACGCTAACGCGTATAAGGCTGAGAAGGCTGCTAAAGAATTAGCAGACTCAGTTAAGGCTAAGGCTAAAACTGAACTCCTAAAGAAACTTGGCATTACAGCTGAGGAAGCAGCTTTATTAAATGCCTAATACATCACAAAAAACAGTAACAACTACCGCTACATTATTGGTAACAGCCAATAGAGCGGATCAAGTTGTTTATCTTCATTCATCATCTGGAACTATTTATTTAGGCAATTCAGATGTAACTACAGCTACTGGATACCGCATGGATAATGGCGATAAGTTAACTATGCAATTATCTGATAATGAAGCTCTTTATGGGATTGTCTCATCCGGTACTGCAACCATGATGGTAATGGCAACAATAAATTGACACCTTGGTTATGCAAGGCTGGCGTACAGCTGAGGGAGCAGATTGATGATTGGTTCCCGGATCGGGATCGTAAAAGTGATGGATGGGTGGGTGATTCTCGCCATTCCGCAAGAATCTCAGATCACAATCCAGACATCGATGGGTGTGTCCGAGCCATTGATATTGATTCTGACTTGGGTACACAAAAGGGGCTCTCGCTCTATCTTGCTGACCAGCTCAGGGATCATGCAGAAACCGATAAACGCATTTCTTACATAATTCATAAAGGCAAAATAGCAAGTCCTAAAGCTGGTTGGGCATGGCGTGATTACAAGGGCATCAACATGCACGATCATCACATCCATATTAGTTTTACAAAAAAGGGCGATCAAGACAGTACCTATTTCCAGGTACCGCTAATCGGAGGAAAAATATGAAACTATCAAAGAAATCAAAGGCTGCTCTAAAATCTTATCTAAGAGCTGTAGCTGCATCTGGTTTAACTGTTGCATTGGCTATTGCCGGTAATGTCAAGCCTGAATACTCTGTCCTTTTAGGTGCGTTAGTTGCACCCCTTATCAAAGCCTTGGATCCTAAAGATACTGATCTAGGTGTTAATGCTGCATAATGT